AGTTTGGTAAACGAATTGGTAAAAAACTTGATAAGTTTGCAAAATTCAAACTATCAGTAAGTGGTAACGATGCACCAAAAGATTTAAAAGGACCTGAAATTGGGTTGTGGTTAAAAAAGCAAGAAAAAGAAAAGTTTATGAATGAAATAGAACAATTAATAAGTGATATTGATAATAAAATAGTTGAAATGTTTTTACCAAACACTAAAACACCACATCAACTAATAAAAGAAAACATAAATGAATCTAAATTACTTACAGAAGGTGGTGCCTATGGACATATGTCTCATCCATTTGATACCGATATCAATTTAACATTTGGACAACTTAAAGATATCGTAAATCGTGCACTCGAAGGTTCACTTGAGTTCACGAGAGAGAAAACAGATGGTCAAGCACTTGCTATTTCATGGAGAGATGGAAGATTAGTAGCAGCTAGGAACAAAGGACACCTTAAAAACAAAGGTGAGAACGCTTTAGATATCAAAGGTGTATCGGATAAGTTCCAAGGTAGAGGTGGGTTGAGTGATGCTTACAATTATGCAATGAAAGACCTTTCAAATGCTATCAAATCACTTAACGATAAACAAAGAGACAAGATTTTTAAACAAGGTGCTTGTTTTATGAACCTTGAGGTGATATATCCAACATCAGTTAATGTGATTCCTTACGGACAGGCACTACTTGTGTTCCATGGTACTATGGAATTCAATGAAGAAGGTGTTGCAATAGGTGAAAATGGTGAAGCAGCTAGAATATTAGCTGGTATGATTAAACAAGTCAATAAAGATGTACAAGATAATTACACTATTCAAGGACCTCCTATCGTAAAATTACCAAAATCACAAGATTTATCTAAAAAACGTAGTAAATACTCATCACAGATATCTAAATTACAAAAAGAATTTGGTTTAAAGGATACTGATGGTGTTGCGAACTACCATCAATCATGGTGGGAACAATGGGTAGATAAGAATTCTCCATCATCCCTCGATAATAAAACCAAAATGGGGTTAGTTAAGAGATGGGCGTTTATGGATAAGGGATTTAGATTAGATAAAAAGAACATTACTGATGAAAAAACATTAGAATGGGCTAAGAAAACAGATAAAGATGACCAAAAGAAGATTAGTAAAAAGAACTTAATGAAGTTTGAACAGATATTCTTAGGTTTAGGTGCAGAAGTGTTAGAATTTACCTCATCGGCACTTACAGTTAATCCTGATGCAGCAGTTCGTGATATGAAAAAACGAATTGATAAGACAGTTAAAGATGTTAAGAAATCAGGTGACCCAAAAAAGATAGAAAAACTTAAATTAGAACTTGGAAGGTTAAATTCTATTGGTGGGGCTAAAAAAATTGTACCAAATGAAGGTATTGTGTTTTTATATAAAGGAAATACTTTTAAACTTACTGGTACATTCGCATCCGTAAACCAAATACTTGGTATTTTCTTCTAAAAATTACGGTTTCCTTAATTTGATATATTTATATATAAATTATAACCTAATATATAACAATGGGTAAAGAATTCAAAAAGAAATATATGCATCCAACTCGTAGAAAGTTGGTAGATATGGTACAAACTGGTGTATATGATAAAAACACTACCATCGGATACGATAAAGTAGAAAAAAATCGTAAAGTTGGTGATGTTTGGGAAGATGAGCATAATAAGTACGAGAAAAAAGATGGTTATATTTTAAAAACAGGTAAAAATTCAGAAGCCTTACAAGAAATTAGAAATTATCTTAAAGAAAAATCTAAATGTAACAATTCTGAGTGTAAAACACAAAAAATATCAGAAAAGGATAAAAAATTTATCCAAAAGGGTGGATTTTGTATAAACTGTACTATTGATAGGGAACATGAAATAAAAATGGCTGGTTTATGGATTCCATATGAGGATTATAAGATAGCTACAAGAATGATTGTGTTTGGAAAAACAAAAATTGAAGCATATAAACAATCACTTGATGAATTAAAGGAAGAATATGAAATGATAGGTTCAGATGGTAAGGTAACTGAATCATGGAAGTTACCAAAACCAATTGAAGAGGTAAAATTAGATATTCAAAAGTTAATTGATAGTGGTGAAGAAGAGTTAAAAGTAGTAGAACAAAAAAGACAAGAAGCTTTTGAGAAATTAAAGGAAAAAAATTATGAACATTATATTTAATCTACTTGTTAAAAGGTGGAAAGAATTATTAATCCTACTATTAGTAGGAGTTATCTTCTTAATGAGAGGATGTGGAACTGATTATAGTGATAAAGAAATTATTAATGTAGATGGTGAGGATTTTGAGTTAATCAAAAAAGAAATAGATACTGTATTTGTAGAAAAAGAAGTAAAGGTAACAAAATATGTACCTAAATACATTACAAAAGAAGTAATTAAGGAAGTTGAGATACCAGTAGATGTAGATTCACTTGCTATTATTAAAGATTACTTCTCAAAGGTAACAGTTAAAGATACATTGAATCTTGCATATGATTTTCCAGATGTAGTTACTGATTCATTAGGTAACAAACCAAGTGGAGATTTAGGATTTGGTATCCTTACCGATGTTATTTCACAGAATAGAGTTGAATCAAGAGAAATTGATTGGTTCTTCAAGATTCCAACTGTTTACAATACTACAATTGTAAAAGAGTTACCGAAAAACGAATTTTATTATGGTTTCGGAGTAGGAGTTGACCAAACAAATGGATTTGGTAACTTAAGTGTTAATGGATTGTTAAAAACTAAGAAGATGAGCATCTATGGATTGAATATAGGTTTATCAAATCAGGCAGGACAATACAAACCATTCGTTGGAACATCACTATATTGGAAAATAGGAAAAAAATAAAATGGCTAAACAAAGTCTAAAGGAAATTATAAAACTTGAGTATCAGAAATGTGCTCAAGACCCAATATACTTCATGAAGAAGTATTGTATGATACAACATCCTGTTAGGGGTAAGATTCCTTTTCACTTATATCCATTTCAAGAAAGAACTTTAGACCAATTCGCAGAACATAGATACAACATCATCCTTAAATCTCGACAAACAGGTATCTCAACCTTAACTGCGGGATTTTCACTTTGGAAAATGTTATTCAATCAAGATTTCAATGTATTGGTAATTGCAACTAAACAAGAAGTTGCCAAGAACCTTGTAACGAAGGTTCGTGTAATGAATCAATATTTACCATCTTGGTTAAAACAAACAACAGTAGAGGATAACAAACTATCCTTAAGATACTCGAATGGTTCTCAGATAAAAGCAACATCAGCAGCTGGTGATGCTGGTCGTTCTGAAGCATTATCCCTTTTGGTATTTGATGAGGCGGCATTTATTGATAAGATTGAAGATATATGGATATCATCACAATCAACACTATCGACTGGTGGTAATGCTATTATTCTTTCAACACCAAATGGTGTAGGAAACTTCTTTCACAAAACTTGGGTAGGTGCTGAAGAAGAAACAAATACATTTAATACAATCAGATTACATTGGAGTGTACATCCTGAAAGAAATCAAAGTTGGAGAGATGAACAAGAAGTTTTATTAGGACCAAAAGGAGCGGCACAAGAATGTGATTGTGATTTTGTTTCTTCTGGTGATACTGTTATTGACCCACAACTTTTACAATTCTATAAAGAATCATATGTACAAGAACCAATGGAAAAAACAGGATTCGATGGAAACTTATGGAAGTGGGAATATCCAAACTATAATAAATCTTATATGGTGGTAGCGGATGTTGCTCGTGGAGATTCAACCGATTATTCAGCTTGTCATGTTATTGATATTGAAAACGCATCACAAGTAGCAGAGTATAAAGGTAAATTAGATACAAAAGATTTTGGAAACTTTTTAGTATCACTTTCAACTGATTATAATCAAGCTCTACTTGTAGTTGAAAACGCAAATATTGGTTGGGCAGTTTTACAACAAATAATTGATAGGGGTTATCAAAATACTTTTTATATGAGTAAAGATTTAAAGTATGTAGATACTGAAAATCAATTAACAAACAAATATAGAGCACAAGATAGAGGATTAACAGCAGGATTTAGTACAACTTCCAAAACAAGACCTTTGATTATATCAAAGTTGGAACAATATATTAGAGAAAAATCAGTAACTATTCGTTCATCAAGAACTATTGATGAATTGTTTACTTTTATATGGACTGGAAATAGAGCTGAAGCTATGAGAGGTTATAATGATGATTTAACAATGTCATTATCTATTGGATTATGGGTTAGAGATACTGCACTTAGATTAAGACAAGAAGGTATAGATTTAACAAAACAAGCATTGGGTGGTATTGGAGCACATTCATTGGATATTGCAGGAATGGGATTTGGGGGAAATACTTCATTAGAAGATGACCCATGGAAAATGAGAGTCGGTGACCAAACTGAGGATTTAACTTGGTTAATTAAATAAATCTATATTTATACTATAAGGAGAAAATATTATGATTTCAATGAAAAAATTACTTAATGAAAATGAAAACGAATCTTATTGTAATGAGTATTTCGTAGAAAATTATCAAGATATCAAGGAGTTTAAAGAATTCATGGAATCTTATAAATCTGATATCAACGAAGCAGAGTATCAAGGAAGAACAGTAAAACTTGGTAAACCAATGCAAGGTGATGTTAAAAAATTCAAAGTATATGTTAAAAATCCCCAAGGTAATGTAGTAAAGGTAAACTTTGGTCATAAGGGTAAGGGAAATGAAAAAACTATGAAAATTAGAAAATCAAATCCTCAGGCAAGAAAAAACTTTAGAGCAAGACACAATTGTGATTCACCTGGACCAAGACACAAAGCTAGATACTGGTCATGTAGAAAGTGGTAAAATTAAAATTAAAAGGTTATAAATTAAATTAGGAACAAAATGGCAGATACTTCATTTTTTGGTAGATTAACGAAACTCTTTAGAGCTCAGGCTGTTGTTACCATCGATAAAGATGGTAAAAGAAAAGTAGTTGATACCGATGAAAGACAACAAACAAACTTATCTTCTCTAAGAGATAGATACACGAAACTACAAAAAAGTTTCTATGAACAAGCAGGTGGTGCTCAATCAATGGCATACCAACAAGTTCGTAGAGAAGTTTTTAGAGATTACGATGCGATGGATAACGACCCAATACTTGCATCAGCTCTTGATATATACGCAGATGAATCAACACTAAAGAATGAATTTGGTGATACTCTTATGATTCACTCAGATAATGAAAGAGTACAAGGAATTTTAAATAACTTATTCTATGATATCCTTAATGTTGAATTCAACTTATGGCCATGGGTAAGAAATATGTGTAAGTATGGAGATTTCTTCTTAGGTATGGAAATAGCTGAAGGTAAAGGTATTGTTAATGTAACACCTCATTCAGTTTACAACACAGAAAGATTAGAAAGAACTGACCCATCAAATCCAAATTCAGTAAAGTTTAAAATTACGGAAGACCCGAATGGAAAAGAAGAATATGAAAACTTTGAAGTTGCTCACTTTAGATTATTAGCAGATACAAACTGGTTACCATATGGTAAATCTATGATTGAGAATGGAAGAAGATTGTGGAAACAATTATCTCTAATGGAAGATGCTATGTTGATTCACAGAATCATGAGAGCACCAGAAAAAAGAGTTTTCAAAATTGATATTGGTAATATCCCACCAACAGAAGTGGATAACTATATGCAAAGAATCATCAACAAGATGAAGAAAGTTCCTTTCATCGATAGAAATACTGGTGATTACAACT